TTTAATGTAACTTTTCCTAGAGTTGGTTTAGATGCAGGTATAGTACCCTCTTCAGCCACATAATTTACAGTTACTCCATTTCCTTCTTTAACAAATGTCATATCTCCGCCAGTATAGAACTTTTTAACTCTGTTAAATATAGGTGATATTTCACCAACTCTTGCATATATAACTTCACTTATAGAATTAGGTATAACAAAACCATTGTCACCTGATGTAAGTCCTGTGCTTACATTTCTAATTATATTTTGGAATTTTTCTTTGTCCTCTACCGCAACTTTATTTAATAACGCTCTTGAATTTAACATATAATCTACTTCCTTTCTTGTTTCAATTTTATTTTGTATATCTTCCATTTCCTCATTTTCTATAGCTTTAGCTACTTCAATTTCTTTTTTTAGGTTTTCAAGTTCTTTAAGTCTTCCATGAGCTTCCTCTACTTTGTTTTCTTCTCTTAAAGTTTTAATTTCATTTTTAAGCTCACTTAATTTATTTAATAATTCTTCTGATAATAACATTTACAATTCCTCGCTTTCATTAATTAATTATTTTTAGACATTAAAAAAGCACTAACATAATGCTAGAGCTATATCAATTTCTTTATTAAGTTTTTCTAATTCCTTAGAATTATCTGTTTTAGGTTCTTCTTTTGATTTATCTAATAATTCCTTTAAATTTTCAGGCACTTTCTTGAAATTTTTAAATAATTCTTTATCTACACAAGCTACTAATTGTTTACTATCTTCTAATAGAGTAACATTAAAATACTCTTGTATTTCACTACTATCTAGCCAAGTTTCATTTGCTAATAATTCTTTAATAGTGTCCTCAGTAACTCCCTCTTTAGCTTTGCTCATATACATAGGTATCATTTCACTATTTTCAATCTTATCTAATAGTTCAATTTCCTTTTGCATATCATTGGCATTACCCCAAATACAACATAATGGTTTATGTAACATCATTATACTGCCTTGATATATGTATATATTATCGGCAACCATAGGAAGCCAACTAGAACAACTAGCTCCCAATCCATCTATAGTTGCATTTATAGTAATATTTTTAGTTGCTTTTGCCCTCTTTAAAAATGATATTATGGATTGGCATACAAAAATTTCTCCACCAGGACTATTTATGAAAATATCTAAAGTAGAATTATTAGACATATTATCAATCGTATCTTTAAAATCCTTAAAAGTTACTTCTGTTTCATCCCATTTATCACTTACAATAGCACCATATAAATATAATTCATAAGAATTATTATTAGCTACAAAATTATAAAATCTATCTTTCATCTTATCTCCTCCTCTCTTATAATGGTTAATTCTCACACCTAACATATATAAATATAATCTCTGTAATTATTATTATTTAGTTGGATTTTCTACACCTGCTTTGCCTAATTGATAAGCTAAAGCCCATTTACATTCTACTAAATTTAAATCTCTATAGAAGTTTTCTCCTAAATTATCAGGCAAGTTATTCATATCTTCTAAAGCTCTAATTTCATCTTGTGTAATAAATCCATTTCTGAACATTTTCGTATAATAATCTGCTCTATCTTTATCATTTCCTCTCATTGCAGAAGAAGAGTTAAATTTAAAGTACATTTTTAATCTATCATCATAACTCAATAGCTTATAATTAAATTCTTGTTCAATTTTAATTAATAATGGCAATAAAGATTGTATAAAATCTAACTTTAAAGTTTCTAAGTTACTATTAGTAGCCTGTTCACTATCACCTAGCAAAGCAGGATTAATATTAAAAATGGCACAAATATCAGCCTTTGTAAGCTTCAAATTGTTTATAAATTCATCATCTGCTAGACTGGAACCATTAATATTTTGATAAGTCATACCTTCTGTTAATACTGCTATATTATCATCACAGGATTGAAGAACTTTGTTAAACCCTTCCTTTAATCTGATTTTAGCTTTATTATCATCTATTTTTCCAGTTATAACACCCTTTACCCCGAGTCCATTAGACATATATCTATTTAGCTTATTATCGGCATTAGTTCTATTAGATACTTTTCCTTTAATTGCTTCAACTCTACTAATTCCTTGTACACCATCTTCACTTAAATCTCTTAGATGAATTATTTGGTTATAATTTAAAACCTCTTGTTTACCGTTTATAGTTGTAACTACAACCCACTTATTTTTCACATTTTCTAATCGAGTGGATGATGGCTCTAATAAAATCAATTCTATTACTTTTCCTCTATTAGTAATAACTTTTGCAAATGAATTACCGTAAATTAACATATTACTAACTAATGCTTGTATAAAATCAACACTGTTCATATATGCATTAGGTCTATTTTTAAGTAAATAACTTAAATCATTATCTATTTTTACCTTTCCCTCTTGTGTATTTTCATACAAATTCAAAGGCATTTTAGCAATTGTACTAGCAATATAATTAACACAAGCATATACAACATCACTATTTTTTAATGCATTAGATGGTTTTATATCAATTTTATTATTATCTGTACTAAATAATGAATTAAAATCATCCATTGTTACAACTTCATTTTTATAGTTTTTATAGTTCATTTATTTACCTCCTCTCTTTAGCTTTAACCTTTTTATATTTAATTACTAAATAAGCTAAAAATAGAAAACTCAATGTTATACATAAGAATCCTAATTTAAAGCTACCTAAAAAACCAAATATAATAAAAGAGATCATAGCAATAATAACTAAAATCTCCTCCAAATAATCCACTATATAATTTTTTATACTATTTAATTTATTCTTCATTTTTTCACCTACTTTTTATACTACAAAATCATCTGCTAGTATTTTTTCATCAAGCGATTTTTTCTCTTCTAATCCTTCTTTTAAATATACATACCATGCATCTATAATACTATCAACTGGGTCAATTCTTTTACAACTTTGAGCATAATTTTTGTCTATTTTTACTTCTCCGAAACTGTTAGAAGTTATTAAAGCGTTAGCCATACTCCAAGTTAATAGCTTATTTTTCTTATTATATTTTACTCCTAGTCCATCAATGGTTAATTTAAAATCCATAGTTGCATCATTTAAATTTCTTGCAGATTGTATTATTTCAATACTATCTAACCCCATAGCCTCTAAATCACTTAAAAACGAGGATACATTGTGATTATCATAAGCAACTATTTTTACTTTAATATCATATTTTTTAATCATGTCTTTTAGATATTTAATTATGTACTTATAATCTGTTTTAGTACCTGCTAAATTAGTTGTTACCGTCAATAATTTATCATTTACCCATTGTCTATATGGTGCTAAGTCAGTTTTTTCATGCTCCAATAATCGCATTTCAGGCATAAAACTATGTGAATCAATAAATACCATATTTTCTTCTAAAGGGAATATAAAACCTAGTGAGGTTAAATCACCGCCAGAAGATAAATCCATTCCAACTATACAAGTCTTTCCCCTCATATTTTCTATGGTTAAATCACTTTCACACTTCTTTAGATTTTCTAAGTTTAAATACTTCTTATCAGTAAATTCAACCCAAATATTAAGCTGCTTAGTCATAAAATCAACTAAATCTTGTCCACCTTTAGCTTTAGCTTCTTTGGCTATATCTATAATAGAATTAATTGCATCCATATTATAAGTATTATCTAAGTTTAAGAATTTCAATGGATTGGCTTTTATCCAATTTTTATAATTCCAAATATCATCTTCTTTATCCATCTGAGCTATAAATATAAATTGTGTTTCTTTGTCATGTATTCCTTCTAAAACTTGACAACAATAATCGTAATGTTCTTTACAGAAACTATTTAAATCCATTCCTGCTGTTGTAATAGCACTAAGTAGACATTGCTTTAATTTGCCTTGTCCTCCTTCTAGAAGTTTGTATTTTTGATTATCTCTAAACATATGTAATTCATCACAAATTCCAAGATAACATCTAAATCCATCTAAGCTATTAATATTATTAGAAAATGCAAATATTTCAGTTTCAGTTATCTTACTTATTATCTTATTCTCAGACTCAACAATTTTAAAACATTGCTTTAAATCTTTGTCAGCCAATATGAATTTTTTAACTTCTTTCCAAACTATTTTTGCCTGTTTTTCATTGTTTGCTATGCAACCTATTAAGCCATTTCTGTAACCATCAAATCCACTTAAATAAGTTGCTAAAACTCCTTGTATTAATGACTTACCGTTCTGTCTTGCTACTTGCATATATAAACTTCTAAATCTTCTATATCCAGTTTCTTTATGTACCCATCCCATTAAGCTTCCTAAAATAAAACACTGAAAAGGGTATAATAAAAGAGGGAAACTTTCATCACCCTCATCGATTATTAATTGCTCTGCAAAATCTAATATTCTATTACTTTCTTCTATATTAAATATGTACGGAAACTCTTCTGTCCCTGCTCTTTTTAGGTCATTTATATGTCTTTTACAGGCTAATTTAATATATCTACCTGCTATTTATCTCACCACTTAATACCTTTTCTGCATAATCTGTAACTCTATCCACTAGTATCACCTACTTTATAAACTTGCTAAATTTATTTTCTTGCAAGTCCTCTGTGCTAGGTACTATTAGTTTTAATCTGTCGCTAAGTGATAATCCTAATTTACTACTACACTTAAAAATAACATCAATATATTTTTGTTGTGCTTGTACATATGCAGAAATTGTAGGATTGGTTTCACCTGCTTTATTAGTATACATTATAACCATACCTTCATTTTCTATAAATTTACTTAACTCAATATAATTAGCATAAGCATTACAATATATAGCTAACATAGATAAATCTAAATTACTTAGTAAGTTATTGAATGTTTCTATAGCTTTCATTTCATTTACTATTCTTTTAAATTCCTTTTTAGCATCATTGTTTAACCAAGATGGTGCTTTTAATTTATTAGAGTCACCATATAATTTTATTTCAGCTTGTTTTCTATTTTCTTTATCTTCTTTACTCATTTTAGATTTATTTATATCTATAGGTTTCATATTTTTCATTTTTACACCATCCTTTCTAATTGATTTTTTATTAGTTTGTACCCTTTTTACTTTTCAAAAGGCAGTTCTTCGGAAATTGAGAGTGACGTAGATAAGCAAACCGTTGGTATCACAAGATTTTCAAGTGGAGGTACGTATTTATTTCCCATACATTCCTTAGACATTTCCCAAGCTCTATTATCCTAAACTATAAATTATTAAATTCTCTTTCACTTCTATCAATTAATTCTTTTAATTCATTTTGCATTTGTTTCTTATCTTTATCACTTTTCTCATAAACCTTATGAACTTCTTTGTGACAACTCTTACAAAGACAAATTAAATTATCTTCTTCTAATCTTTTATTCCAATTCTCTTTTAATTCTTCAATGTGATGAACACAATCACAATTCTTAAATACTTTATTCTTGAACCAACAAATTAAACACAAACCATTATCTCTTTGTTTTATATCTTCTCTTTTATTTATCCATTCTTTGGATGTATAAAATAACTGGTATTCTTTATCGGATCTACTGGCTTGATATCTTCTATACCTTTCCTTCTCTAAGCTTCCATATTTTTTAATACATTCGTCACACATCTTTTTAGTGTACTCTATCTTCTTACCACACTTACAACAATACTTATAAATCACTTTATCAACTCCATTCTTAGCCAAATAGAATTAATATCTTCTTTATAATTAGTTCCTACATCTATCGTGTTTTTATATCCATTATATCTATTGGCTATGTTTATTAGCCTAGACCTAGCTTCATCTAATTCTGTTATACTATCTAATTTATAGCCTATTAATTTATATATATCTGTATCACATACCCATCTTATTCTCATAACTCTATACCTCCCATATTAAATAAATAACACAAAAGAACTTACTAACATAACATTAATAAGTTCTATCTATTATTTACTATTTAATTATCTTTTCTTATATATTTTTTTCTATTTTTTCTACATTCATAACATCGTTTGGGTGCATCATTAAATCCTTTTGATTTATAAAACTCTTGCTCTCTTCTAGTAAATATAAAATCTTCTCCACATTCTTTACATTTAATTACTATATCATCTTCATATATTTTTTCTAACATTCTTATCTACTCACTTTCTTATTATTATTTTTTATTACATAAAAAAGAAACCCATGAGGATGCCTACTTTAATTTTTCTTTGATTCTTTTGGCTCTATTAATTTTATTATCTTCCTTCGCTTTTTCTAATGCTTTTAAAGCTATACGTGCCCAAGGCTCATCGTCTTTTTTTAATACGACCCACATTAAAAATTCTACAAAGCTCATTAATAGTATTAATATACCAAAGCTAAGTAAAATATTTAATTTTGTGTTAGAAATATAATTTAACACATAAGTTACTAATGATGATAAAATCAAATTTATTATCATTAGTATCCATGAATCTACTGTCTGACTTCCACCACTTATCTTCTGGTTTAACATCATTTCTTCTAATTCAATATCAAAGTCCTTATCTTTCAATTTATTACTATAACTCTCATATGCTCTATCAAATATTTCTTTTGTATATTCTCTACCACTATCAAGTGCTATAAATTTATCAAATTTCTTAACAAACATGTTGTCTGCTGATTTATTTTTAATATTATTTTTATATTTACTTTCTCCTAATATTACATTTTCTTTATCATTACTTTTTATATAATATTCTAAATCCTTTTTACTGCTATAGCCATTTATTTCTATCTCAATTTCTTTTAAAGCCTCTAAACACAAAAGTTGTTCTTTATTTCTGTAAACCATCTTCATTATAATATCATAAAATAAAAAACATGAAATAAAAATTAATATAAAAATTAATATAAAAACTACTAAGGATGCTGGCTGCATTGATGGTTCATTTTCACTTAAACATTTTAGTAATATATCTCTAGCCCCTTCAATTAATAACCCAACAAACACGATAACTATACCGGCAAATATTGCCAAGTATGGTAATTCAATATTTACAATCTCATTTTCAACTCTAGCTTTCTCTAAATTAAATTTTTCTTTATCGTTTCCAATAACACTAAGATATAACTTCTTATATATATTTTTACCTTTAGAGTATTCATTTCTTTTTTCTTCATTAACAATTTCATAAGAAATTTGATTTTTGATTTTAGTTAAGTCCTTTTTAAACAAATTTATCATCACTCCTCATAGAATATAAAAATTTTACCAAAACTCTATATTCTACAAAAAGTTATAAAATCCTCTAAAATATTACAATTAATCAATTATTATGTTCTAATACACTTCTGTCATAATTGCTATAACTTGTCCGTCTTTATTATGTACTTCTATAACATTAGTAATTCCATATGTATCTCTTAAAACATCAATCTCATGAAGTGCCATTTTATAATCTTCTTCTCCATTTATATCCCAACTATAGTTTTTGTACTTCATCTTTTTTCTCTTCTCTCTATCATTTCTTCTATCTCCTTTCTAAATATTTATTTCATTTTCATTTAATAATCCATTTTCTATTAATTCATCAACATCATAACCATCGCCTATCTCAACAATGTCACAACTAATTTCATATAATCTTCTGTTGGTGTTTGAAGAGTAGGATATTCTAGGATTCATAACATGACATATAAAATATTCTCCACCATCATCTTTATAAACCTTTGGTTTTCCATCATTAAAGAACTTTTCAATATTCTTTTTATATTTCTTTTCCGCTCTTGCATCTATAACAGGAATTAGATCCTCTGTTTCTTTAGACATCAACAATCCATTAACTGTAAATGTTTTATAATTGACAACACCATTTCTGCATACAAAAGGATATTTATTACCTAATGTAGTCACCAAATTTTCAACAACATTAGATGTAGATTCACCTATTTCAATATTTTTTGTTATTGAATATGTATTTTCATTCCCTATAAACCATATACCGTTAAACTCAGTATCAATTTCTTTTATATTTTCAGAGCCGTATATACCCGCTGTTTCAGTCTGTATACTATATTCATAAGTTTCAAGGCTTTCTATAAATTTATCCTTATGATTATATCTCTTTTCATTAATATCAAAAGGGAATACTTTTACTGTTTGCCATTGCATTTCATCTTTTTTTCTCTTTTTTAATACCAAATTATCAATATTTAAAGCATCTGTATTTCCTGCTACTAAACTATTTTTAAACTCCGCTAAAAGAATAGTATCATAATCCCAAGCAGGAGGATTTTTTTCTATGTAGTCCAAAA